TATAGTATTTGTTTGCTCTTTTGTAAATGTATTTGACTTACCTAAAGAGTGTTTTGTGGCATTAAGGTCTACAGCTGTACCAGATGAGTGATTGCTTAAAACCTTGTCTGACCCTCTGGTCATACGAAACGCATAGCCCCAGTCATCTAATTGACCTTTATCAATAGGCTCTACAAGCTCATTAAATTCTGCACAAAAAGCAACAAGTATTGGTGCTACATCTTTTGCACATGCAATCTTAAGAGATGTGCCGGGTATAGCAAAAGATTGGATGTCTATAGCTTTGCGGTCTTCACTAGCCGGCCATCCATTAGGACTTGTTAGCTCAATAATTTTTGCCATCCATATTAAGAAAGCAAAAGCTTAGCTTCGGCTTCGGTAATTCCTAACCTGTCTAAAATTTCGGCTTTAAGTATTGCGTTAGCAGCTTGTTGAGCCTGACGCTCTACTCGCTCTGCTTCAGCCGCTACTCTTGCAGTTTCTTGATCTGCAATTTCCTCAGCAGTTAATTCAACCTCGGTGGTTTCACCTGTTGAACAATCTACGATTACTTTGGTTGGCATATTTTCTCCTTTGTTAAGCGTTGGATATTCCGTATAGATAAGCGGTTGAGTATTGAACCCATAATGTTGATGATCCAACACTTAGGTTAATTGAAGTTATAGCCGAAGTTTGATTCCATAAACCTGCATTTAGAGCCATCCAGCGACTAGTAGATTGATTGCCATTATTTTCTCTTACTCCAAAATTTGAATAAGGTTTATTTGCATTTCCAGCATAATTAGGTATATATATTTCAACATTTGAAAATGTGCTAGCAGTTGAACTTGCGGCATCAATTTGGAAAAAATAACCATAATTTTGAGAAGCAAAAGAACTACTACCTGCAAATCCAACTCCACCAGCATCTAATATACGATTTGAATAATTAGAACCACTACTAGAATTAAAACGAACATTGATATAATCATCATAAGAGGCATTGTTACCTCTTAAAGATAATAAGAGAACTAAATCTGTATAAGTTGAAGGTATTGAAGTAAAATCAATTCCACTAACACCACCTGAGCCAACAGTAGTTGAACTAATCAAAGTATAAGTTGCCATTATGCCGCCTTAATGCCATAGAGTGTTGCGGTTGTGCCTGATGCAAACGCACCTGAATTGCAAGTAATACTTATAGCGGTTATTGCCGCAGTTGAGCGCCATAGATTAACAAAGGCGTTAGTTTCACCTGAGCCGTTAAGGTCTGCCGCAGTTTGGCTTAAAAGTGTTTTGTAAGTTGAACCTGCATAAGAAAATATATCGGTAGTGGTTAATGCTGGAACTGTTATGTTGCTGACTAGGTTGGTAATATAAGCATAGTTTTGTGAAGTATCTCTTGATGATGAAGCGGCTGAGCCATTACCTCTAATAAAAGTATCGCTGTAATTTGTTGCACTGTCAGAATTGAAACGCAACCCAATGTTTCCCATATTGCCTGTTGAAACAATAACTAACCGAAGGTCTGTCCAAGATGCCGCGATTGATGAGAAAGTAATAACACCTGCACCGCTCAAAGTAGTTGTAGCAATTTTATCGTATGTGGTTGCCATATTATCCTTTGATTCCGTAAAGGGCGAATTGTGAATCAGTTGTATAATTTATTCCACCACTAATATTTATAGTAACTGTACTTAATGCACTTGTACTGCGATAAAGTCCTGAACATAAACCTACTTGACCTCTATTAGAATTGTTATCTTGACCATTAAATACCCTAACAGTTTTAAATTTAGTTGTACTAGCATAATCTAAAATATCTATTATTGTTACAGTTGGATAAGTAGATTGGGGACCCCAGTAATTGCCATCAAGATTTATGCTAGATGAATTTGCCGCTCCATCAGTTACGGTACTTGTTCCAATACCTTGCAAACTATGTCTTGTATAATTACTACCAGTATCACTATTAAATTGCAAACTTACAAACTCATTGCTAGCGGAAGCAAGTATATTACATCTAATTTGTAATGATGAGTAGGTAGCAGGTATTGAACTAAAAGTTATTGTTCCACTTGAACCTGTGCCAGTAGCACTAGCAATAGATTCGTATGAACTGGTAGAAGCCGCCGCACCACCACTACTAGCAATAATTCCTAAAATTGTACTTGACATATTAAGCTATTCGGCCAACCACATACCAGCTATCTGCCGCTACTTTTATACAGCTTGCCGCACCAAAAGTTGTAGTAATTGTAGGACTTGTAGAAACTGCTCCGGCAGAGGCAATAGTCACACCTGCACCTTGCACAATAGTCATTGTGCCAGTAGCACCTATCTTAATTAAATTGATCACTGATCCAGTTGTAATTGCTACAGAGCTGTTAGGTGGTATTGTGATTGTCGTAGCAGCTGTACCTGAATAGGTAATAAGTTTATTGTCAGCATCCGCAGCTACAAAAGTGTCAGATGTCGTAGTTACTGCTCTAACAGTTAGGTTAGCAATGCTGTTCATTTGCGCAGCTGTTAAAACTTGCCCGGTTACAAAGGTTGCCATGTATCTCCTAGTAGCTCAAAATATCTTCATCTAATAAACCATCAACGGCTGAGTCTAGCAAAAAACCTATAGCAAAGGGTTGAGCGCATGAAAATGTTACAAGAAAAGAATTAGGTGTAATCTGATATTGCACACCGGCTATAACGCTATCACTGACCACATTGCCGGCAGGTAAGGTTTGTGTAACCTCAATAGGGTCAAAAATGTCAAGCTCTAAAGCTGCGGTAGTCCTAGCAGGATCAACTTGACTATAGGCATCTACAGTCAAAGAGTTGAGCTGTATATCAACACCTTGCTCTTTGCGTGAAGCAATAATCATTTGAGCCTGATTTAGAGCATCTGCCTCGGTCTGCATAACACCTGATCTGACTCGGCTGTGCTGAAAATAATCATCAATACTGGCAGTGTCACTAGCTGTTTGACCTGTTAAACCTGCCGGCGTGACTGTAACTTTGTTAATCATCTGAAAGTCAGATATATCAAACTCTACATTTTGGTAGGTTATGTCACCTGATCCATTAACATCTGAGAATTTTGTAAGAGCTGCCCCAGAGTCAGTAATAATGTCTGTCCTTGACATAAACTTAACAAAGCCTCTTTGATCTACATATAAAGCACCGGTTTCTGTTTGCTCAATCTCTTGCAAAGAGCCAAGCAAAGATCTTGATGCTCCGGTATCAGCTTGCACAGTAGTAGTAGCTGTTGTAGATATGTCCCTCATACCCCCTGGCCAATCTCCAGCATCAAGCAAGCTTGTAACCCTTTGAGCTGTGGTCTGTCCAGCGGTGCCGCCTGTAACTGTAGTCAAGGTTGTAAGATTTAGTAGCTGAAAACCATCAACACAATTAAGAGTTACATAGGCCGGATCAAAGCCTGTAGGACTTTTGTAATTCCACTCTTGTACATAGAAAGATCCAAGGCTATATTTAATGCTATTGTAAGTAGCAGTCATGCGAATTTTACGCATAGGTTTAATCTTGCCATATAGAGCTGAGGATGTATTGGCAGGGTTAAATGTGCCTGTCTGATCAACAAATACTATCTTTGCACTACCACCTATAAATGAGTCAGATGATCTATTAAAGGCACGCCTTATGTAGCACTGAGTCACAAAGGCTGTTATATCTACAACATCTGCGGCGGCTGTACCTAATACAGCTGAGTCTAAAACTGTATTGACATCATCTAGCACAAGAGCCGGGTCAAAGGAAGCTCCGTTGCTGAAATCTATCTCCGCCTTAAATACTGCCGCCGGCATTATCTACCTAGGTTTGCTAACTGTGTTACCGCACCGGTGCGGTTTAAGTTATACAAAACATCCTGGATTACAGATTGCAATTGACCCTCAGAAATTATTGAGCCGGCAACATTGACTGTGACTTTTGTGCCCATGCTACCCATGCGATCTAATGGGATTACAGCCTCAGCTCCAGCTTCACCAATCATTGCAATTGTTGGACTATTTACAACGCCCCCCTCAGCCAATTTTACATAACTATTTTTACCAATTTTTTCATCTTGTAAAGCTTTGTTTGTAAAATTTAGAGTGCTAGATAATTCCTCAATTGATCCGGTAAATGGTGCATAAGTTGGTGCTGTTAATTTTATGTTTGCAATTTCTTTTAACAAAGCTAACATTTTACGCAATTCATCATTAGATGCAAACAATTGTTGTAAATAAAGTAAAACTCCGGCAGTAGTCATGCCCCATTTTTTAGCTAACATTTCTACTTCCTCTGTAGAAATTACACCATCTTCAATAACCTTTAGCACATCTGAATAGCGTTGAGCTTCATCTACAGCCTTTGCGGTGCCCTCTGCTAGTTTTTGCA